CGGATACCCTGCGTCATCAAACTTAATTGGGATAAACCTATCTGCCGTCACAAGCTCCGTCCTATCTGCATCAAGCGGGCGCAGGATAAAAGAGCCAAGCCCCAGACCTTCCTGCAGGTTCTCGTTAAGACTTTCAAGCCCCCTCTGGTAAGACGCATCCAGGCGCTCGTTGTTTAAAATGGAGCTCTCCAGCTCTACAAGGCAGGCGTCCGCAAACTCCCTGCAGATACCCGCCTCTATCCGAAGCGACACCACTGGGGGCTCAAGCCACGGGGCATTCCCGGACAGCATAGCCTGCCATGCTTCCAGTGATTCAATCATTTGCTGTGAAAGGCACATATCCCTTCCCAGCACAGTTTTTAGGGTTATGTAGTCATGCATCTTCCTCATCCCTTTCCATATCCGTTTTGCCAGTTCAAACATCCTCCACCTCCTGGATTAATTCTTTCATATCGCGTTCAATGGTATACTCAAAAGCATCCAGGCTGTCCACATCCGTACTCCCATCATCTAGGCGCTCATCATCCTGTTTATCCTTGTTCCACACGGCATCCGTAAACGCTACCTGTAGACTTTCACAATCATCCGTAATAAAAAAACGCCCTGCCCCCATGAGCCTGACGGTACAGTTTATCCGGTCATTCACCCTTTTCTTTTTTGCAGGCTTTACGTTAATCCACGGGAACCTCTTCTCCACTGCATTCCGTATGGAATTACCCAGGACGGTCTCTGCATTGTCCCAGAACACTGATTCCAAGCAACAGTATTCCACCTGCCCCCAATGGTAAACAGTGTCCGTATATTTATCCATCACTTCCTGGAGAAAATCACAGAACATCTGGTCAAGGCAGTTGCTGTCGATCATTTCCGTATCCGCCGCCATGATCCGTCTTGACTTCAAGGCAATTACTTCCCTGTAGTCATCTGTATACCCCTTGGCCACAAACGCATGGCCTGAACGGTTGCCCCCAAAATCCAGCCCGACTTCAATGGACATAATATCCTGCTTCCGGAATTCGCGACACTCCGGATTCCTGGAAAGCCTGTCCACGATCCGGCACCGGAACTGCCCTGGGCGGTCTGCGAACAGCTTGTAGATAGCGCCTTCCGCACGCTTCCACAAACCAAGTATCAGGCGGTCATAATAAATCGTCCCTTCATACTCCTTGCAAAGCTGCCCAACAAATCCCTCATCCAGATATGGGTTGTCAAAGATTGTGTATTTCTGCAGGTAGATATCCAGCTCCGGAGTGTCCAGGAATTCTTTCAGCCAGTGCGTCGGGTGCTCCGGGTTACAGGAGCCATCGAAGCAGCTGTAAGGCTTGTCCAGGCGGGATTTCAGCATCTGGAACACTTCTTTGTTCCACTTAGCGATTTCGTCGCCGTAACAGTATTTGATGCTGGCTCCCTGAATCTTTGCTACCTGGCTGACCTTTTCTGCCCCAAGACAGTATACATCTTCCCCGCATACCCTCGCCACATTCCGGCTGTTAATCGTGCCAACCAGCTTATCTGTGTAAATTTCCCGCATTGGCTGGAGCACATTACGTTCTATGGATTCTTTTGAAACCCCAAGTATCACGCTCAGCCCCGGTTTGCCTGCCCTTTCCCTAATCCGGAAGGGAATCACAAAAGCAGTATCCACGTAAGACTTCCCCGAACGGACTGCCCCCGATTTAATGTTCCATCGGTGGGTTGCATTTACGATATATTCATTCTGCTTCCTGCTCAGCTGCATGTTCGCGCACCTCTTTCAATATTTCGTCCAGTTTATTCAGCGCGTCGTCCGTCTCATTCTCGCCTGTAACTGCCTGTTTCCTTGCTTTCTTAAGCTCCGTGTCCGCATCCCGGTTCCGAATGTCCTCTTCTGCCTTTTCACTTTGCCCGGAATACTTTGCGATAGCTTCATACGCCTTTACATTCCCAGCCAGCGCTTCCCGTATCATGGCGGCATTCACGGCACTCTCCAGTGTGCTTTCAAATCCCATAGCTTCAAGGACGGGAGTCCATTCAGGGCTGTCTATTTTTGCGGTCAAAAGGGCATTCAAAGTCTTCCGGAAATCTGCTTTCCTGCGCCTGGATTCGCCGGAGGCTTTTCCTGCTTTTATGGCCAATTCTCGGCGTTCATTCGGTGTTCGTTTACTGTTCGCGTCCTTTATGTTTTCATAATTTGACATCACCTCACCTTCCTATTCGTCGTTTTGGGTATACAAAAAGCACCCTCCGGGGTGCTTAAACCTGTCTGTTCTTTGCTTCTACCGCCTCAGACCGGGCATTGTGTGCCTGGTTCTGGTTTTCCGGTTTCCTCTTTTGGGTTACGCTGTTAAACTTCTCATCGCTTTTCCTGCGGTTTATTTCTTCCTGCTTCGCTTTATTCATACAATCACCTCAGGCTTATCTTGCCCGGAATAAAGAAAACTATTCAAGCATTTACAGGTATAGCAAAAACGCCCCGCGTTCTACAGGGCGTTTTCACTATGTTTTATTTCTTTCAGTTTACACTATATCACAGGGTAATAGTCGCAAACAATCACCTGATAAAATTATTTAACGCCCGCGCATGGATTTTATGGACATGCTGCCAGCTATAACCCATATCCACGGCGATCGCTTCCCACTTCATCCCCTTTAAGTACCGCAGCCTTAAAACCCTTTGCTCATCCGCGTCATCCATCTGGCGTATCCTCCTGTCAATGCCTTCCTGGATTTTTGCCCTTTCAAGCCGTTCTTCCTTCAATGCCTGTATCTGCCTGTCCAGTATCACCATGTAATCCGACAGGTCGCTGTGTCCGCCCCCTTTCGGCATCCCGTCATTGGCCACTGAGGGGAACATCTTGTCCATCCTCAGCCTTTGTATTTCCTCCAGAATCTCCTGCTCCCTTTTTACGGATTCCCTGTAAGATTTCAAATACATTTTCTTCTTCTCGTTTTCTGTCATTGCTGCCCCTCCCCTCTTCCTGTTTCATCACCTTAGCGCCGCGCCTCTCCTCTTCACCCGGTACGGCCTGTGCGCCATGTGCCAGTATGCCATCTGTGGTATGTTACGCAGGGCGGCAGCGTCCTTCCTTGCGGCCGCCTGGCGTTTTTGTTCTGCCGTCATGTATCTTCTCCCTCGTCATAGATATGTATCCCAAGCTGTTTGCCCGGCAGACTCCATCACTTCCCAAATCTCGTAATCCCTGCCGGTGGCAAAATAATTACGGTATGGGAAGTAGAACTTCTTCCCATGCCGGATGTATGGTTTCTTCCTGTCTAGCCCTATGCAGTGCTTCGCCTGGTCTATATACGGGTTTCTTTTCGTGTGCATGTTTTTCCTGCCTCCTTTCTGCATCGGCGCGAACCAGTCAATGTCCCACCGCCTATACGCTCACCGATTTCATTCAATCAATGCAAAATTCTCTTTCAAGTCATCAAGCGGCATTTCTATCCATCCAAAATCAGAATCATCATCCAGTGAATCCATATGTACATCGCCGCCAATTCGGTAAGCACATTTCTTTTATGCACTTATATTTCATTCTCCCTTACCTCTCTCTAATTCTTTCAATGCAGCTTCGGCTTCTTCTCTGGTGAGGAAAACTGTTTTGCCGATTCCTCTTACTGCAAAAGTTCCCGTAATACTTCCGTTTGAATTTGTATAGTAAACAACAACTTGGTCTAAAATCCTTTCTTCTTCCCAGTCATCATCATTCATACTTCCGAAAGAAAATCCCGTAACCTCATAACTGTATGGTCTGCCAAAATCAATATCCCAAATTATATCCCCCACCGCACAAGGCAGTTTCAGCAGTTGGTTTTGTTCTTCTAAGTCCTCATATTCTGCCAGCCGTTCCACCAGCTCCTCTTTCCTGTTTGGTGTCCAGTAGCCGCTTTTCATCCCGCTCTCCCGTTTATGTGTCAGTCTGGTTAATCCCATTATGTCAGTCCTCCCTGAACCTTTCTTCCTCGAATCCCTCACACCCGTCCTCCAGGATGTCCAACTCCTCCAGAAATTTCCCGCTTCTCCTGTTCACGCAGACATGAAGGCGTTTCCCGTCATTGTCCGTCAGTACTATATCGTGCACGCACCATAAGCATTTTTTATTCATCTGTTTGTCCCTTCCTGTTC